ATGACCAGATTGACCATCAACGTAATTTTTAACCGATAAGGCAGTAGGAACGTTAGTAATAGTAGCACCAGTCATAGTGTCACTATTAAGCCATCCAGTTATTTCTATTCCACCCTTGCTAATACCATCAGCATCTATTCCAAATCCAGCAACAGTTCCTTTTGTTTTATTTTGATATTGTTCAGATAGATCATCTTGGTTTATTAATATAACTGAATCCTCTCCAACATCATCATAAAGAGGAACAGCGGTAACACTTATTGTTGTGTCAGTTGATCCTTGATTAGATGTGACAGTTAATGGTATAACTTCACCACTATTAGAGTTAATTAAATTAAAAGTATCATTTGTTTTAAATACAGCCGTTCCTATTGCATTAATTGGCAAACTACTTAATGACTTTTGATCAGCCATTGTTATATATGTGATTGATCCAGTAAATGTTGTTCCAGCTTGGAACTTAATTAAATTAGATCCCTCACAATCTAAATAAATTGAATAATCACCAGAAACTGTTATTGTTTCAGTTGTTCCAGAACTTCCAGCCTTAACTAATAAACTTCCAGTAGTTACAACAACAGTAAAATTAATTTGATATGTCAAACCTTGTGTTAATACTGATTGAGTCAAATCACTAGTAGATCCAGTAGCTGTAAAAGACGCTTTTTTATTTGTTGTATCTATTGACCATCCAGTTCCAACAGTCCAACCAGTAGCTACATTGAAATTTCCATTTACAGCAACATTACTTCCAATTGATGGAACAGTTGTTCTAATACTGGCAAGAGAACTGTTTATGGATAAGGAATCAGTAACACTTCCAATCATTTTAGCACTAGCAATTGGATTATTATCTTGTGCGCCACCTAAACCGCCAAGTTCATTAGTAACTATTGTAGTAGTAGGAGTTTCTCTTATTATCTCAAAACCCTCATAATCCCACTCATCATATAAAGAATGAAAACTACCTTGTCTGAAAAAATATTCTGGATCTGGCTCATTTTGTCTTGACTCTCTTAATCTACCAATTGGATTTACATATCTTGGTCTTTCTGCCGAGCCTCCACCAGAAGCTGTACTTGTTTGATTTTTATTCTCAACACCAACAACAAGCCGCATTGTTGGTGAAATTATAACTTTAGTTTGTCCACTTATAAATTCATTAATTAATATTTGAGTAGATGTCAAAGTCCCAGTTAAAACACCTCTTCCCCATTTACCAGTTGGATCTGTTTTTACAAAAATAAGCCCATTCCATACTCTTAAAACCCCTCTTGATGTTGATAAAATTGTATCTCCCCATAATAAATTTCCAAAACTAAAAGCCTCTGAATTGGTAGAATCATCAACAGTTGTGTCATTAGAAAATCCAACACTACTATTTTGAGTAATAGATAAAACTTGTAAAAACCCTTTTAATGGTGATACAAATTGTAACTGAACATCCATATTAGATCCCCCAGTATTATATCCACTTGGAAAAAGTTGTGTTTGAATTTGTGGCTGATTTGCTAATGAATTATCTTGTAAGGAATTGGTCCAGCTTACCTTTCCAGAATTTGTTAAAGTGCCAGGATTTAATGGATCTGGTATAGTATAATTAGGAGTATTTGGTTTATATTGTATTTTAGATGAGGTATATCCACTAAACCTACAATAAAAAGATCCTGGATTAGATTGACTACTTCCAAAATCATCCATGTCTAAATAAAAATCCCACAAACCATTTAATGTCAAATTATTACCACTCCCATCTTTAAATTTCAATTCTTCTTGAAAGCCTATATAATCTGTTTCAGTTAAACTCCTAGATTTTACAATATATTTTGGTGCTTCATTTCCTAATGGAGTCCAATCAGCTTGTAAAACCCAATAATAAGATCCATTACTTGAATCATATTGTAAATAATAAGTTGTAATATTACCCCCACTATCTTGTTGAGTACAATAAAAATTAAATTTTAAACTCAACCACCAACCATCTACATGTCCATTAGTTAATGCAGAGTTTGACATATCCCAAACCCAATTTAAAGGTATAGAAAGCCATAAAAAATCAGAAGAAGAGGGATCTAAAATACTACCTTGAAATATCTCTCTTGATGGTGCGCCAGTTGTTGGATCAGAGCCATAAGGAAAACCACCATAAAAATTTTCTGAATTTAAAGATAAAAAATTTGCTTTTACCCTTTTAATAATTGGAAGGTAATTATATTTTGTGCCAGTTATTTTACTAATTTGATCCTGACCAATTGTTTGTTCATATCGTGTATAATAAGTATCACCTAAATGATCTTGACTCCCTAAGTATGTTCCTGACTTATTATATTGCCTAGAATTTATGTTATTAGGATTATCTATAAAGCCAGTTTCATCTTCAATGTATTCTGGAATTTGAACAATCCAAAACTCATGTTTCCAATAAGTTATTCTTGCTCCCCAATGTTTCATTATTTCTTGTAAAACTTTATAAGAATTTTCTGGAATAAAAACCCCATTTTCTTCTTTAGTGTGAAACATAGATGCCAAAACCTCTGTTAATGCTAATGGATCACTACTTTGGCTAGTGCTAGTCATTGTTCCATTATACCAATTTATGGCAGTTGTAAATCCATAATCTATTGAAGCACCTTGAGTCGTTGTTGCACACCCTATCTTTAATAATAATTCTTTAATCCAAAAAGTAAATGGAGCTGGTCCCCAATACATATTTTGTGGTGCATAATTTCCTGGAGTTCTATCTTCATATGGAATAGGATTTGGATCAGTCGGAGTTGTTGGAGGTGATCCAGCAGGAAATTGAACAAAGTCTATGTCTTTTAGTAAAGCTAATCCATCTATAAAAGTTAAATTTTGTACATAAGGAAATGACACATCCTCACCAGCACCCAAATCCATAACAAGAAAACCACTCCAAAGAGGCTTAGTAGTAGTGTAGGTAGATGAAGTCGCTCTATATAAATGAAGATAAACATGCTTCTCTTGATATGTTGTTCTTAATAATTTTATAAATGCTTGAGTTCCAACTCCCTTAACCATAAAAGGTAACATACATTGTGAACTTAAAACACCAGAAAATCTATTCTCATCTTCGGTTTCATAGCTTATAACTGGACCACCACCACCTAGAGAAATTTCTGAAGGATTTCCACCAGTATAGCCATCAACCCATAGCTCACAATAATAATCAATGTTATTATTACTTTTATAAGAAGAGTAATATTGTTTTGCAAATGCCATAAGTTATACGGATCTAAGTCTGTTAATACTACCTCTTTGATTACTAATAAATATATCGTTTCCACTTATTCTACCAAAAACTTCTATTGATTGATTTCCAGCATTATTCATGTATTTTTTTAGCTTATCCAAAGGAGCAATAACCTCTGGATTAGATTTAGCACCTGGATATTCGCCCATAAGCCCAACAGTTGGTCCAGATACGATTCCACCATCAGCAAATTTTGGTATTAAACTATTAAAAGCAGTCTTTGCTAATCCTCCAGCTAAACCAGCTATTGCTGGAATTAAAAAAACTGATCCTGGAAATGCTGCCATTCCTTCCATAGCTTTTTGTATAGCATTTGCAACACCTAAAGCAAGAACAGCACCAATAGTTTCTCTAATCGAATTTTTTGCTGTTTTTGCAAATTCTTTCATACTGTCAGCACCTTGCATAAAAGTAGCACCGAGCTGTTCACCAAAACCTTTTAAAACCTCTTCATTTAGCCCAAAAGTATCTTTTAAAACCTCCATTAAAGATTTTGTCTCCTTTATTTTTTCATTAACATAATCCAAACCATCACCAAAATTATATAACCAAGTAGGAGTTCCCATATCTAAACTTAATGCATCATCAGATATACCCATTATTTGCTCTGGAGTTCGAGTAACTGGAACATCTCCTTTTTCACCTCTTCCTCCCGTTAATCCAAATGCATCTTTAAGTTTAGCCAAAATTTCTTTAGCAAAATCATCAATTTTATCAAGCCCTCTATCTATATCTTCTTCAGATATTAATTCTATATTTGGTCTTTTTTTAGTTTTTACTATTGCTGATATTAAGATTTTTTCTAATTTTTTAGAAGCTGCCAACGCATCTTCTGTTATGTTTTTAAATGCTTCATTTGAATTTTCATTTAATGTTTTTGTTAGAGAAGCTATTCCAAATAGTATTTTTTTAGGATCTAAAGACATTGCACCATCAATAATTCTTTCAACTCCAGTAAAAGCAGCGCCAATTTGTCCAGTTACCAATTTAACTATTTCCCATAACGCTTTAAAAGAAAACTTTGCAACTTGCCACATATTTTGAAATCCAGCCGATAACAATTGTATAGAGCCTCTAAAAAGTTCAGATTCATTATATAGATTTATTATGTAATTGGTTACATCTACTATTAAAACTTTTATATCATCCCAGTAATACCATATTAAAATTGCTCCACCAACTAAAGCAGCAACTACTAATCCAATTGGAGAAAATAGAAAAGCCAAAGCACCAGCTACAAATCCAAGAGCTGTAATAACAGGACCAATTGATGCGGCTATTAAGCCAAAAGCAACAATTGTATTTTTTGATTCTTTACTTAAACCTTTCCAAGAAGAAATTCCTTTTTTAATAATTCTCATTAAGTCTTGTAATAATGGAATTAACATCTCCCCTAAGTCTATTGCTATTCCTTCTAATGCACTTTTTAATCTTCTAAAAGCACCAGAAGTTCCACTATCCATAATATCAGCCATTTTCTTTGATGTGCCGCTTGCTTGTCTTAATTGTTTTTCATATTTAGCGGTTTCTTGTGTATTCTGGGCAAGAACTAAAGCAGCATTTGCAGCTCTATTGCCAAATAATTCAGTTGCTTTATTTAATGGAACTGTTGCATTATTAATCCTTTTGAATGCTTCTTCCATTGATATCCCTTTAGCAGCTAAATCAATAAATATTTTTCTTAATGATGTACCCATAACAGAGGCTTCTATTCCAGTATCAGCCAACACCATCATTTGTGCAGTTAATTTTTCGACATCCATATTTAAAGAGCCAGCGATTGATCCTACTTTTGGCATTGCAGCTGCGAACTTTTCCATATCCATTGCAGCATTAGAACTGGCAAGTGCAAAAACATCTGCAACTCTTGCTGACTCAGACGCCTCCATTTGAAAACTATTTAAAGTAGCTGCAACTATCTGACCGCTTTCTGCTAAGTCATGACCAGTTGCTTGTGCTAATTGTAAAACAGATTTTGTTGATGCATTTATTTCTTTTGAGCTAAACCCTAATTTTGCTAATTCGAATTGTAAATCTGCAACTTGACTTGCCGTAAACATTGTACTTGCACCTAATGATTTTGCAGTTGCTTTTAAAGTTTCGAACTCTTTAGCTGTTGCACCACTTACAGCTTTCACTTTTAACATAGATTGCTCAAATGTTGCAAATGTTTTAATAGAAATAGCACCTAAAGCAATAATAGGTAGTGTAACATTTCTGGTTAAATTAGCACCAGTTTTTTTCATTGAAGCACCAAATTTCCTGATACTTCTTTGAGCTTTTGACATAGCTTTATTGAAACCTCTCAAGTCTGCGCCAAATAAGATTTTTAAATAGCCTACCGATTTACCCATTTTCTTCCATTTTTTTAATATATTCTGCTTTTGCTTTCAATTTTTCGTAATCTAACTTCTTAGTTTTTTTATCCCATTCAAATTCTATCAAATCAGTTGGTTTTATTGTTTTTCCTTTTGATAAATGAACATTCAAAAGCAATGCAGTAGACCATCTAACTCGTTCCCACTCCCCTTTTTCCCTAATATTTTGAAGCTCATAAAAGCCATCCAACTTATTCCAAAAATGTCTCGGAAGCATCTCATAAAATTCATCAACCCCCATTCCAAGTTGACCAAACGCTATGCCCTCTAGTTTTCGCCAAGTAAGCGGCTCTATTTCTTCTTGGCTTTCCCCTTTTTTTCTTTATTTTCGCCCATTTGTTCAGCAAAAATACTCATTGCTCGTGCAATGAAATCAAAATCCCCATCTATTAAATCTGCTAAATCATCAATTGTTATTTCACAATCTTGTTTTGCAGCTCTATATCCAGCCTCTAATCCGCAATAAATTAAAGTTAAAGCATCTGATAGTGTCATATCATCACCAATATTCCCTAATTTTTGTAAGGAAGTATTGGTTTCTTTGCTATACTTTGCTAATGCTGAAAAACCAAATTTAATTGGATATTTTTTGTTTTTTATTTCTATAAATGTATAATTCATTTCGTAAGATTTTAAAAGGTTTCAAGCAAAGACACCTTACGAAAAGATGCCTAAGCTATTCACCTATGTTATTAATAATTAAGTTGTCACGACTTGTGTGAGCGTTCCACTTCCTTGTAAGCTGATACTGTATGTGGACGAATCCTCCGTGCCAGCGGTTACAGACCAACTTGTTATGTAAGCCTCACCCCAATATCTAACATCTTTTGATCCTACTGTCTCAGATCCACCAAAAGCAACA